GGTTATATATATCTATCCCTTTTTGTTTTAGCTGCATTTCCACTACAGGTGGAATACTAGCAAAGTGCGCCCATTCTTGTTTAACGCCTTTATCCCATATTTCAGGGTTGTCTCTTGATTGTTTAATCTTGTCTAACATACCACTCAAGTCTTGAGTAGAGGTTAGGTAATATGTATCTTTAGCTGGGTCATAGTCAAAGTACTGACTTACACCTGTTACGCTATTGTGGTCAAATAATATTGGCATTTAATACCCAATCTTCAGCTATATTTTCTGCTTGTTGTTCTGTCAATGCTACCTGACTGTTTAAATATGAATTGTTTTTATAAAACATTACTTCATATTCACCTGCTATCTTACAAACATTAGCAGTTTTATTTTCATTTTCAAATGTTGAAAGTATCATATAAATACAATAGAGGGTGAATTAACACCCTCCATTATATCACGAACTAATTACTAAGCACCTGTGTTTTGTACTTTAGCATGTGCATCTGGGTTTTGAACCACTAATGCATATTCTGCTGTGAGTAACCATTTTGTGCTGTCACCAGTTTTAGCTAATTCTTCTTTAGACATAGGTCTGAGAGAAGCTAAGCCAACATAGCCTGGGTCTACGCATAAAACAGCTTGGTCACGCATGAAGCGGTCAAGTTTCACAGTATGATTACCGAAGTCAGAAACGTAAACGTCTGCTGCGCCAGTAATTGTAGCTTGTGTTGTACCTTGAACGTTGTTGAACTTAGTAGCAATACCAGCAAAGCCTGAGAAACGAGCTTTGTTTGTAGCTGACATAAGGATAAGTGATGGTTCACCACCGTCTGTCCATGCTAATTGTAATGCTGACTTTAAGTCTGCTTCAATGAATGTTACTGAAGTACCGTCTGTTGGTGCTGCAACTGTACCGCCTGAGAAACCAGGAGTTGTACCAGATGTAGAACCTGTTGCTAATACACGATTAACAATCCAAGACTCAATACCTGCTGATGAACGAGCTGTAGCTGCGCCACCTGCTGATGATGCTTGGTTACGTACGATAGCATACTCCATGTCACGCTTAAGTTCTTTACCAGCTTTCATAAGTTGGTAAGCAACTTCAGACTTACGACCATATTTTTTAACTACGTCATAAGTGTTAGAAATTTGAACTGTTTTGCTTGAGATTTGAGTATAGTTACCTAATACTGTTGTTGCTGCTAATGTTGCGAATGATGAGTCATCACCTTCAATTGCACGATTAGTAGCTGCTGCTGCTAATGCGTCTGTTTGCCATTGATGGTATGTTTGACCTGCTGTCATTCTTTTTGCTAATGAAAGCAATGGTGTGTCTTCTGGAGAAATATCAAAAATAATATCTTCAAATGACTCTGCTATACCTTTACCGGTATAACTATTGGTTGCTGATGCTGCCATGATTATCTTTTCCTTTGTAAATTAAAGCATGTTTTCTATGAGTTTTGCAGCCATATCTGATTTACCTGTTTTACGTAATTGGTCACGTAATTGACGGTGAGCAGAATTGGCTTCCGCTTTGGTATCTTTAGCTCCAGGTTTCACTACTGGTTTTGCGCTTGATACCTTTTTCTTTACAATTGAGTCCTTTTGTTGTAGTTTGCGCCATTGCATAGCGTCATGCAATACCTTTACGTGACGAGGGTCAACAATTGAGTTAAGTTCTGCATCAGAAAAACCATATTCCTTGCCAGTAGATAACAATGCTTGGTTAGTCTCAGGACTCCAATTTGGTATCTCTTTTGCTAGAACTTCTTTTCCTTTTGCTATCTTCTCTGCCATCAATTGCGTTTGCTTCTGAACGACTTGTTGCTTTTTGGCTTCAAACTGTGAAACTAAATTACTACGTTCTTGCTGTAGTTGGTTATATGTAAAGAAAAGTTTTTGCGCTTCTACAAAATCACTATCAGATAACTGCTGCCAATTCACGTTAGCATATTGGTTCAGTTGTTGGTCTAGTGCTGTAATTTTAGCTACATCTTCTATTAAGACGTTATTAAGTTGCATTTGTTCTTGAAAGGCTTGCTCTTGAGCTTTAATTTGCTCGGCATAGGCTTCTAGCTCTTTACGTTGTTCTGCTACTTGTTGTGTCTTTTGTGTGTAGTCTAAGCCTTGTTGTGCTAATGCTACAACCTCTTCTAAAGGTTTTTCTACTTCCTCACCATTGACCTTTAACTTTAGAATAGCTGGAACTTCATCTTCCGACTGTTCCTCTTTTTCAGCTTGGTCATCAGGGTTATCGTCTGTAGGTTCAGCGTCTGTTTCTTCAGATGTTTCATCTGTAGAAACTTCTGCTTCTTCTTGTGGTTCTTCTACTGGTTGCTCAGGAACAGGTTGTTCTTTTACATCCTCTTGAATACTATCACCTAGCATAGCCTCTAATCGGCTTTGTGGTGACTGTTCTACGACTTGGTCACTCATAATATTTTCCTTGAAATTAGACAATAAAAAAGACTCATAAGAGTCCTAAGTGGGCTTGTCCTTACCCAAATTCTTTTCTCTGTAAAAATGGTTTTCACTCAAAATACTGACAAATGTATTATGAATGAAATACTTACTACCTATTACCGTATGGGAAAGCGTTATAAAAAGGTGATATACCTTGTGATTGCATTAAATCACGATATGCTCTTGCCTTATCTTGCATTTCCTTTGTAACTATTTCTTTAGCAATTAAATCACGTTCTGTTTGTGTAAGTGTTGGAACTACTAATGGATAACTACCTTTCTTATCTTCTGAAGATAATTCAGTCATAATTTCACCACTAGGTGTTTGTAGTAAGCCTAACCAACCTGTGCTTTTAGGTAACATCTCACCACCATATCCTGTAATGTTGCCTTTATTATCTTTGATTGGATATGCTCTAGTACCATATTGGTTTGGATAATCCATATACAATAAACCACCACTCTGAGGCATTGCTGAAAACAAGCCTTGTAGTAATTGAGAGTAGTCCATATATTATCCGAATATTTTAAACTTAGGTCTATCTGTTTGAATAGCTGCTAACTTACCTGTTTGCATAACGTCAGTAAGTTGCTTGTTAATTTGGTTTAGTAATTGTAATGCGATAACTAATCTGTTATGTGTCTTCTCATCACCTAGTGGACTATTTGCCATACTAGCAATAAGACTATCTTTAACCTTTTGTAATGCTTCTTGGTATATAGGGTTATCTAATATCTGTGCTGCTTGTTCACCACGTTTTACTTCTTCTAAACTTTTGTCTACCATATTAACCTTTTGTTATAGTCCAAGTTGCAATAGGGTTTACTCTCATCATATCATTACCAGCCCATCTAAATATAGGATTAGTTGTTTGATATAATAAACTACCAATTTTATACATATCGCTTGGACCTTCCCAAGGTGTTGGTTGATATGTTGGTGTTGTATATTGTGATACTGCATTATTGGTAGGAACAGAATAGTTAATAGGTTGTCCTAATAATCCACCTAAATATTGTCCAGCACCACTATATTGTTGTTGTGGCATAGACAAGTATTGTGAAGCACCACCTTGTCCCATAACTTGGTTTCTTTTTAATAACTCTTCAACAGTCATTATAGTGTTCCTGTTTGTGCCTTTATTTGTGCAATAGCTAAATCAGTTTCAGCTTTAAGTTTAGCTTTAAACTTCTCTAATTCAGCTTGTGCAATTATCTTTTCACGTTCAATAATTATATCATTCTTTGAACGTTCTTGCTCTTGCATCATTTGTGCTTGTGCTTTTTGTTGCTCAATAGCTAACTGACCTTGCACCATAATCTCTGCTTCAGATGGTTTAGGTGCGCCTTCTTGTTCAGGAGTATTAGCTGGGTTAATCCAGAACTCTTCAGGGTTTTTAAAGCCTGCGTTCTGTGTAAGTTTAGCTAATGCGTTATATATCTTCTCAGGTGAAGTAATACCAATTTGGATAGCTTCTTTTTGAGCTTGTAGAATAGTATTTAAGTGCATTAACTGTTGGTCTTTATTACCTGCACCTAAGCCTACAGAGATAGATAAGTCTTTACGAGCTTTCCATTCTCTAGGGTCAACTTCTACCCACTTGTTTCTAAGACGGATAATATCAGGTTTAGTAAGTGTAGTTCTAACGAGATGATGCACTAACTTAAATAATTCTTTTACACCTGTTTCTGCAAATGTTCTAGCTACTAGCTCAATACGTTGTTGAGAAGCAGACATAATTTGTGCTACGCCTGTAGCTGTCTTGTTAAGGCTATTAGAGTCTAAACCTTGATTGTAAGCAGTAATACCTGTTCTCTTTTCTTTCATAGAGTCCATGTATTCAACCATACCGAATGATGATGCTGGTAGTGGTGGATGTGATAAAGGCATAATGCCTGAACCTGGGTCACCTTCTACACGAACAATACCACCTGGACGACTTGTAAGCATATCGTCTAGGTTTACTCTATCAGAGATAGCATAACGACCATTATTAGCTAGATACATGTTATCTAACTGACCACGAATAAGTGTAGACTTGATAAGCTGAATGTCCATAGTCAAGTCAGCATAAGAACGACCAATATGTCTATGTGGCATTATCATTGGAGTGATACATGCAAATGGAACATACTCGCATGGTTCTTTGTAGAGAATAGTATTGCCTAACACTACTACTCTATGTCTTTCACCATTTAGTTTAATGTATGTGTCTTTAACTAAACCTTCTTCAGGTGCAATAGCTCTATCATATTCTTCGTCATAAATATCACGTGCATTAGACTCTTCTTCAAATGTATCACGAATGTCTGACATGATAGACTTGATGTATTCTAATGGCTTATTAAATGTTTCAGCAATGTCAGCTAATTGCATAACTTCTCTGTGCTGAACAAATGTAGCATCTTGTAAGTTAGGACCATTTACTTCTACAGACACCATCATGTTTTCAGGTGCTACGTTTTTAATCTCAATCTCAGTTTTTGTTTCTGTGACTTTGAGTTTAACGTCATGTAGCATAGGTTGCATAATAGCAGATGGGTCTTGTCCCATAGCCATAGCTTGTTGGATAAGTGCATCCATGTTGACAGATGGGTCAGGATAGGCTTCATGCTCTAAGACTTCTGTCTTCTCATCTGACGCTAACATTTGGAGTTGTGCGTCTGTTAAACCTTTATATTCGTATTCTTCTACTTCTTCCTCTTCTTCAGCATAGACTTTTACATAGCCATTCTTAGAGAGTAATGCGTCTTTAAACCATACGTAGAATATCTTGAAACCTTCGTTCTTTTCCATAACGACATGGTTTACATAGTCTGTTTCTTGGTCTGCTGCTTCTTGGTCTTCAGGACCTTTAGGGTCAAACTGAACAACCTTATCACCGGCTACAAAGACTTTTAGGAGTTGTGGTAATGCTGACTCAATAGTATCTTGAACGTCATAGCTAACAACTTGTGAACGACCTTCTTCTTCGTTACCGAATGGTTGACCTAAGTAATAGTCAATAGCTGTTGCTCTATCATTAGACAATGCTGAGTCATTTACACCGTAGGCAATATTCTCTTGTTGCTCTATCTGTGCAATTATTTCCATGTCTTGTAGCTTCATTAAACAATTCCTCTGTTATTGTATTGTATCTTACCACTAGACCATGACTCGTTCTTCATGTTTTCTATGGAAGTACATAAGTATCTAAATGCGTCTGCACCATGAGAGTATTCATCATGTAATGGCGCACCAGGTTCGTTAGTTGCAGAGTTTATACTTCTGCGATAATTCTTTAAACACTCAACAAGTCTATGTGATGACTTGTCAAAGTATATTCTGTGAAAGTTCATTCTTGCTAGTTTGATACCAGACTCTATATCTTGTTTAGGTACGATACGTATATCCCAACCTAGTTTACGCATAATATCTTCTGCTGATATACCATGCTTAAAGTCTTTAGACTGTCCGTCATGTGGTAGAAACATTGTTCCCCAATTGTATGACATATCTTTTAACTGTGCTGAATAACTATCTAATGTTCTGTGGTCATCTTCTATGTAACCAATAATGCGTAAGTCTGATACACCTTTTTGGCATAGGATAACTGACATGCTATCGTTCCACCCTAAGTCCATAACTACATGAACCTTTAGCATAGGGTCATAAGGAACGTGTGTAATACGGTTATTCTCTTGTGCTTCACGTATTTCGTTGGCATAGATAGCACCATCTACTGCTGCTTTACATTCACCTTCCCAGATGTTTGCATAGTCAGGGTTAGTCTTTTCACTATGCTGACGTTCTATCTCTAGCACTTCAGGAAACCATGGGTTATCCATGTAGTTTACTTTTACTACTTTAGCGTTCTCTGGTGGTTCTACGACAAACCTTTGGTATGTATCGTCTGTATCTATGTTAGGGTTAAATGATACCCATATCTCTGAATTAGGTTTACGTATTGTAGGTATTAAAATATCCCACGACTTCTTTGATACTGTTTGTGCTTCTTCCACCCAGACAATATCACATCCTTCAAAAGACTTAATGGACTCCACAGTATTAGTAGCCAACCCAGTAAAACTGAACGAGCTACCGTTAAGACCTCTAATCTCTGCTTCAAGAACTTCATAGAAAGCTCCTAGACCTAATGATTGTATTTGGTCATTAAGTAATGTATGTACTGACTGCTTGATAGACTTTTGTATTTCTCTAGCGCATAAGACACGTGTTGGCTCATTAGCTGCTTTTATAAGCAATGCTCTAGCAAATGACCATGACTTACCTGAACCTCTACCACCGTATGCTACTTTGTAACGGTGTGGCTCAAATAAGAAGTCTAGCTTACTCGGAAACTTGGCTATCGTCTGGCTTGACAAAGAGTATTCCTATACCTAATGGGATTTCTCCACCATCTACACCACTTATCTCTGTAGATGATAAATCAGGTAATGATTTACGTAATAGTATCTCTATTGCTTTCATGCGACTAGGTGGTATCTCAGTTTGACCATTAAGTGCATGATCTTGCAAGACATTTATG